CTAATTGCTGCCTTTTGCTTTCAATTCAAAATTTGCTGTTATTACTTCCATCTTACGCTTCTGGTAGCCACTTTTGGCATTAACCGATACATTCTGTTCAATATTCCATTGATGCCAGCCATTGAACTTGCAATACTTTTTAAGCAAATCGCTTGGATAACTGCTCAACATGAACTTGCCCTTAATTTCAGAAAGTGTTTGCAACAAGGCTTCAAAGTCCTCAAGCGTATAGCCATCATAGTGGCCACAGTTGCTGTTGTAGTATGGTGGGTCACAATAAAAAAAGCTGTACTTGGTGTCCCTGCTTTTGATAACATACAAGGCATCTGCACATTCTATTTGGCAATGTTGCAGCCTTAATGCCAAGTGCTCTGTAAACTGTTCACGCTTACTGGAAATCTTTGCAGTCGTTGTATCATCTGTCTTGTCGTAACCCCAACTGCCATCTAGCATGGAACTGAAGCTTTGAGTTGATAGTACCCAAATAGCCCATGCCCTACGCACTTCATCAAACAGTTTTGGTTTGTTGTAAATAACCCAAGCATTGTCATGCTCCTCTCTGCTGTGAAGTGTCACACGAACCAATGCACTCAACTCGTGCCACCTGTTTTTGCATACCTTGTAAAAATTAATCAGCTCGGTATTAGTATCATTAAGTACTTCAATCTTGCTGGGCTCTTTTGCAAAAAAGATGGCTGCACCCCCTAAAAATGGCTCTATATACATTTTATGCTGTGGCATAAAAGAAAGAACTTTTTTGGCTAGTTTTTGTTTACCGCCGTAATAGCTAATCGGCGTTCTTAATCGTATTTGTGTTTGTTTCATAAAATGGGTGCTCATTCCCATTTTTCATAATTATTGTCCTAACACAGAATATTCATTTGTGGTTGACCCATAACCGAATAATTCAATAACTGCCTGATAACCTGCATTAACTGGTAGTGTAATATCCCAATAAGGATAACCATTTGTATCGTAAGAAATTGATGAAATTGTAACAGTTGTTCCATTTTGCCAAAAAACAGGAGCCTCATTATAGCTATCGTAGCTCCCAAAACTTAAGGAAAATTCACCACCCCTCGGACTTTGATCATACCTCCCCCACCACCTTATTTTAATCTGCGTAGGTGATTGCCCACCAGATGACGAATTTTTCTTTACTCTTAATTTTGTTACAGATGGATTGTTAAAACCCAACTTAATAAGGTTTGTTCTTGGAATTTCATTTTGGTCAAAAAGGTCTAATTTTTTTGTTTTGTTGAAAGTTCCATTTACTGCCAATAATTGCTGAGAATAGCCAACCGCTACAGCGTCAGCGACTGTTTGCACAGTGCCATTTCCATTATTCTCATTTTCACCTAATCTCAATATACTGTTGGTACCAACAGCTTGGAGCGGATAATCATTACTACTGCCGTAGTTGAGTATATTACCTTTGAATATCGCCTCGCCATCCGAATGATAAAGTATGGCAGCACTACCATTATTAGATGTATTCAGTGAATTATCCATTATACTAGCAGAAGTTACTCCATTTAAGAAGATGCAATTAGCTATAGATTCTATGTAATTACCTTTCAAAGTAAATAAACCACCACTTGCGTATATGCCTCTAATTTTTACATCTAAAAACGTATTGTTCAACACATTTATCCTAGTACTATTATCAGATATAGATATGCCATAATTGCAACTCTTTGTTACATTATTAACATATACACCATCCTCACAACTAGCAGCCTCTAGTGCTATATTAATTTTGTTACTTGAAGTAACGATGTTATTCGATACTAAATACTGAGTACAACTATTCATGCTAATACCAAATCCATCACCAACATTGCTATAAGTATCAACAATATTATTAGATATGACATTTACATTTTTTGAAACCCCATTTAATCTGCCTCCCCAAAATTCAATAGCGAGTTCGCCCGAATTAAATATGTAATTACCTTGAACTAGTACATTGCTAGCTACGTAACCAACATACCCCCAATAGGTGCAGAATGAGATTGCTTTAAAACCAATTTTTGTGGCTAGTGCATTGTTTACAAACCTATTACTATAGACCTCAATTTGATTATTATTGTACAAGAAAAATAATGAATTGTATCTACTATTGGTAAAAAAGGAGTTTTTTACTGTTACATTGTTACAATTGCCAAAAAATAAATGGCAGCCGTAACTTCCATTAAAAGAGCAGTTATCGATGGTAATATTATTTTTAGAAGTTGCACTTAAAAGCCCTACGTTGTATTTATCATTATCAATTACATTAGTATAAAAGGATAAATTACGAATAGTAATGCCATTTCCAAGTATTATTTGGCATGTGGTTGAGAAAACAATCTTCGCACCATCACTACTTAGAGAGCAACTATCGGGTAAAGTGATGTTACTATTTATTCTATAATCGCCTTTCGGAAAAAATATACACAAACCACTATTAACTGCTGCTTGAATTGCTATTGCATCATTTGTAACTCCATCACCCTTTGCACCAAATCTTTTTACCGAAACATAACTGCTAGATATATTATCAGCATACTTCTTAACTGCAGATTCAGTGACAAGTTTATTATTACTATTTGAAGCAAATGTGCTATCATCACTAATTGATGTAACAGTTTTGTTGCCTAACTGAAAGCCATCTCTTGCTTTTACTTTTCTTCCATCAATTAATGATGGTTGACTAATTGCACTTGTTGTTACAATACTTAGATATACTAATAATTTCATTCTCATGTTATCCTTTTAAAATTTTAATAATTGTTTTTTCTGTTACCCCCATAAAGAAGATTTCAGTTTCCTCTTTAAAATATCTTGAAGACTCAATTATCTCATTTCCTAAGCTTATTACTGCATCTTCTATGTAGTCTTTTAGTCCAGCATTTGTACCAACTGAAAATATCAAACTCACATCATCAATTACACAAAAACCACGTACAAGCGTATCCGCTGGTATTGTACAGCGGTTAACCCCATCTGACAATGTAATTGGTAAAAGTTTTAAAATGTCAACAACATTAGCTTTGGTATTCAATACATTATTCAGTCCATATACTTCGTTCATTGACACATTATCATTTTTGTGTCTAAAGCTGCTAAATGTTTCATTACGCTGGCTAATACTTGGCACTCTTGAGCTACCCCACCAATTTAATATTTGCGATAACGTTGCCATACTAGTTTAATTTAATTATTGCAAATTCAAACTTCAAATCTTGGATTACAGGGCTATACTCTCGGCACGCAAGTTTAAAACTGCTCAACTGTTTATCTCCCACAACCCAACTAACATCATTATCAAGGCTTAAATTAGTGCTATGAGTGCCTAACAACGAGCCTGCAACAATGTAATTGGTATTAGGCTGTGTTTCGATGGGAATGGTAAAAATGGTATCCTCTATACCGCCAGGAGCTCCAACCTCACCTAGATAAACACTAGCGGCATATACAATAAAGGCATTGGGTTTATTCGAAATGCTAGCCCACGTATGCGTATGGCTACCAAAAGCAGCTTCTAAAGCATTTAAATCATCGCCTAACGTAGTTAAAAGGTTTTCAGCAATTCTCATTCTTTTTAGCAATCCATTAGTGGGGCTATTCCTTTCAAAATCTGCCCAAGTATAAGTAGTGCCAGCTGTACCAAATGTGGCAACTCTATTTTTATAATAGCTTCTTATTTGCAAATCTTCAAATTGCCTATTCGTACTTGTTTCTGTAATTACTACAGTTGGTAGCGTTGCTCCACCAACAAAATCCAACACTTCGCCATTAACTACAACTTTGCCATTGCTCGTATTACCACCAGTAACCACACAACCACTAATGATATAATTAGTACCATTCACTAAACTTAACTGTTGCAGCAATAATATTTGCCCTTGCAAATACTCAATGGTACTGGCACTAAAAGGAAAGCCAATTTTGTACGATGTATTAATTTGGTTCATATTCTTTCTATAAAATAATTTTTACCAGCTAATTTGTATAATGCCATTTTAGATTTTAAAACAGCCAACTCGTTATTAGTAGTTATAATTGTTGTAGGCACTTGCACTGTAAAATCATAGCCCACATCGTCTGGATAAACAAACAAAGGAGCATCTTCACTCACAAATTTTTCTCTTACGTCGGCTTCTTCAAATAAATAAACATTGCCGAATGCTGCGAATGCTACCACTCTAATTCTTCTATCTATTACATCAAATGCATCGTTCAATAATTCTTCTAAACTCCATGTTTCAAAATTGTGTGCTATTCTATATTCCACCTGCTCACAATAAGTTTGAAAACTATTGTGTGCTTCTCGTAGTGGGTAGTTACCAGCCAATACAAGCATGTTAAACACCTCAACCCTTAGCCACACAGGTATGCACCATTGCACCAGCTTGGTAAATACTATTTTAAACATTGGCTATATAATTAATCGTTAAACCATTTGTATCGAATTTGCAATAACCAGCTTCAGGAATAAACGAGCTGCCCACACTTTGCCAACCTGCACCATTTGTATTACGTTCCATGCTTACCAAGTTTACTTTTCTACGGCTTACGCCATAAGCATTTTGCAACGCATCTATAAAATTGCTATTGATAAATTCGCCATCAAACTCTAACGTTAATGGATAATTAATGGCCGCATCTTTTACAGGGTAGCCAGCAGCATCGGTTCTTAAACCATTACCATCAATTAGTTGAGGATTATAATATACATCTACTGTGCAACGTAATAAATCGGCTACTTGGTTATAAATTAGCACATTTACACCTGCTGGTATATAACGTTCTAAATAAGCATTAAATGCGTTAAACTCAGTGTTATTGAGTGGCACTAAATTAGTACCACTAATTTTGGCAATTTTATAAAGCACTACTCTTTTCCCATCTACAGTAGTTTCGGTTACTGCTGCATAAGCAATTATTTTACTGGCAGCAATTTCGTCATTTGTTTTGCCAGTATTATCAAAAACAGCAGTACGGCCAATCATATTAAAACCAAACTGAAAGGCTTTAATTTTATCTCTGTGCCAATCTAAGGTTGGTGGCACCAGTGCCAATAGTTTAGCCTCCAATGCTGCTATTCTTGTATCAATAAATTGCTCATGCACATTTATTGCAAATGCTTTTACAAAAAACAATAATCGCCAAATAGCTACTTTGCTGGTGTTATTAAACATAGCAATGGCATCAGCATTGTTTGCTGCAGCAGCAAGCCTTTTGGCTTCTGTCAACATGCTATCAAATATTTGTTGTATCGTTCTTGCCATGTTTTATAATTTATCCATAAATGCCATAGAAAACATCCCAATCTAACTGGTCTAAATTCGTAGCAATATCTTGCAATGCCGATGCTGGTGTTATTTTTCTTCTAGCAAATACAGCAGCTATATTTTTTTTTCTTGTATCAATGGCAGGTACAACTACTTCTTGCCCTGGCATTAAATCTGTTGTTGGGTCAATGCCATTCAGCTTGCATAGTTCAGAAAGCCTTTCGGCGTCACCTAAATATTGAATAGCAATATCAATTGGCGTTTGCCTGTACTTAACTATTTCTGTAGTTGGCATCAATTTTTATTTTACCGTTATCAACCGAAATACTATTGATGGTCATACCATCCGCATCAAACTGATTTCTTATGGTTTGCATCATCAAACCATCATCTTCACCTTCTAAAAAATTAGCAAGCCCTACGCCCACGGTAGGAAACTCTTTAATACTGCCAGGCTCCGCTATCAACAAAAGTTTTTGATGCTGCTGATCGCTTTCGCCAATTACCAAATCGTTATTGGTAATTTGCAAGTCGCCATTACTATTCAGCATCAAATCCTTCATCAGTGTTTTATTTTATCGTTTTTTAAGTCATTGCTGGTAGTTGTTGATAATGTGGTGTTAGCCCATGTGCCTATTGCTGTTTTTAATGCTGCACCACCATCGCTTGGTACTGGCACCCAAGCAGAAAAAATATTTTTCAAGCCATTTACCGAATTTTCTAAATTATTCAGTTTGCTTACCAGTGGCAGTAATTTTACTAAGCCTCCGAAACCACCACCATTGAACACGATGCCTGCATTGGTCACTTCAATAGTACTATCACCAACCTTCAATCTAAACTTATCCACTTCTCCAAAACACAATGCCAACCAGTCGTCATCACTTTCAATTCTTATGGCAAAGCACCATGTCCCCACTTTCGGAAAAACTGTGATACCTTCTTTGCCATCTAGCACAGGTCGCAAACGCACATCGTTTAAATCAATACCGTCATCATCAGTTAGCACACAACTACATTCAGCATCATCCACACTTTTTACTTTGGCCAGCACGGCACTTGTGCCAACTGTATCAAGTATAAATCTTCTTAGTGCCTGCCTTATCTCCTCATCAATTTGTGCCATATTTATAATTGAACATCTAACCCTATTGTTTCTCTACCACCACTGCTGCCAAAACTTCCTTCTATGCTTTCAATAATATACCTTCCTTTCTTTTCAGCATACATGCCATCGCTTATATTGCTTACATCATTCAGGTTATTGTAAGGATGAAGAAAGGTGGTAAGCTTGCCACGTAAAGCCTTATTGTCTTCATAGCGTTGCTTATCAGCTAAAGAACGCCTTGCAAATTCGCTGGTTACATCAATGGCTTTTAGCCTTATATGCTTAACACCATCTGTGCCTACCATTTTATTGGCATGCTTACGTTCGCCTGTTTTTGTACGTTGAACAAATTGGTAGTTAACCTTGGTTGCTGGTGTTACTTCAAAAGCTAAATCCTTGTCATTGGCCACATTCCAATTAAGCCTGTGATTAATTACTTTACCCGTGCCTGCTGTGTATCTTAGGCCTGCGTACAACTCATTAAAGTTGAAATAGATAGTCATGGCCATATTGGTCTTAATCCACTCCAACGCCTGTATGGCTGTGATATTCTTAAATGTCACTTCATGCAATGGCACATTAGGAATTGCATTACTTAAAACAATATCAGTGCCTTGCACCAAGTACTGAAGTATGCTTTTCAAATTGCTGCCAACAAACTGCTTGTTTATCATTTTCTTTTGCAGTTGATAACTATAGCCTTCACACTCAATTACCAAGGGGCTACTCAATGAAATCTTGGTGATAAATCCTTTAAACCTCAAAGTGTTTTTTCCATCATAGCCCGCTTCAATAGTCACGGGCATTCCCAGCTTAAAAACACTTTGTGTTTGTATCTTACTATAAGCGTTGGTGCTATTGCTTTTAAGCATAGCAATGGCAGGTATAGTAACCTTTGCATTATCACAATAGTTATCAATGCTTCGCCTCCAATTGCAGCTAGTGCATTTGAATGGCTTGAATGGGCCTATTGTAATATTGTTGGTCATTCTAAACATTAGCTTTCGTTATATTCTAATGTAAAAACGCAATCACTTTCTAAACTCATACTAAATGGCCTTACATATTTTTTACCTTCCACTTCAGGCAAATTGAAAGCAGTAATCACCAGCCTTTGTTGTTCTTCATTGTCCAAACCACTACCTTCTAAAAAAGGGCTTATCAAAGCATTTTCCATATTAAAAGCTTCGCCACTTTCATGCAACTGTTTCAACAGGTATATATCTTCTTCTGGCCAGCCACGTTTTTCTTTGTCAATAAAAAAACCTTTGATATTTATTTTGTAATCATCAATATTGTAAAGCTCTTTTACCGTTCCCTTCCTTTCGCTTACTGCGGTTCTTACAATATTTGTTTGGCCGCTAATGCTTACTATGCTGTATGGCAGCTTCATTTCAAAACCACCAGTACCAGCAAATGGCAAATTGTAAAGCCTTGTTGGCAACCATATCTCAACATCTTTAACGCTGTCTAACAATGGGTAACCTTTATTGGTAAACCTCAACTTCACAGGGCTAGCATTCACCACAGGCAGTTCAGTTACTTCAATCCCTTTAGGCTTTGTTACAACAGCCTTGCCGCCATTATCAACGGTATTGTAAACAATACCACCAACCTGTGGCTTACTACCAAAGAATTGCTGGTAAAGGCTTTGTATGTCTTCAATTATCAGGCTCATAGTTATTGCACTTTTGCCCCACTATTTAAAACACGTAAATACATGCCCTTCATTTCAGGTTCTATTTTTTCCAATATATCTTCAGGGTCTTTTGCAGATATATCAATTCTGTCAGCAAACTTTAGGGTAACGCCATTGATATTTATAACACGTGGGCCACCGCTCACAACACTCTTGCTTACTTTATCATTTTCAACTGCAGTAGTTTGCTTAGCCTCACGAATAGCCGTTAAACTTGTTTTGCCTTCTGCAATTTTTTTACTGTAGAAATCAAGATTGGCATTATACATGGAAGTGTTTTTTTGAGCCTCGGCCACTTTGTTGTAATTCTTTACCAAGTGCATTTTGCCATCACTTCCCATTTGCAGCATATCACCAGTACGCTTTATTTGTTCGCCAAACTTGTCTGTTGTTGGGATTTGCAAAACAGAATTTGCATTAGAAGTTTCATTAGCTTTAACGGTTTGCCTGTATTTACCTGTTTCCGATTTTAATTGTTCAGCAGCATTTATACCTCCATACATTTTCTCCAAGTCTTTTTGATAAGCCTCCAATTGCTTATTACCAAGGCTACCAATATTGTTCATATTAAGGCCACCAAAGAAATCAGGCTGAATGCCCTTCAACTGTTTCAAGTAAGCTTGCTGCTGGCTCTTAGCCACTGTGCCTGCTGGCTGCTGCAAAATGTTCAGCAATGATTTTACTTCAGCAACCCTTTCACCTACATTTTCCTGTGTCTTGTCAAGAACAGAAGTACGACCATTATTGGCCAGCTTTCTAAAGTCATCATTTACGGTGTTGGCCTTTTTGCTCACCTCATCCATCTTGCCTACCAAAACACCCACTACACCAATTAATGCACTTATGCCAGCAATCCACATGGTAGCAGGGTTAGTCATCATAGCAGCCTTTAAACTATTCAATGCAGTAGTTACAGTGGTAGTAGCTAATGAAGCCATAATAGCAGCAGTAGCCAAGCCGCCCAATGCTACAGTAACAATTATTATGGCTGGCTTACTATTTAACAAACTGCTACCCATTTTTATAAGGCCTTTAGTAAGAGGCTCGATAGTCTTACCAGCCTTTATTTTAAAGTTTTCCCAACTACCTTCTAGTATTTGTAATTGCCCAAAAGTTGTTTCGCCAATTTGATTCATCATATTGTTAAACTTGCCACCCTCGCCAGTGGCATGTTCAAATGCTGCTTGAATCATTTGTGCAGATATGGCACCTTTCTCCATTTCATCTTTCAGCACACCCATGCTCTTACCAGTCATTATACTAATCTCCTGCAATGGGTTAAAACCTGCATTGATGTATTGCAGCAAATCCTGCCCCATCAATTTGCCAGCAGCTTGTGTTTGGCTAAAAGCAAGTGTTAAACTTTGGAACTTGTCTTTATTGCCCATAGCCACATCACCTAACATTTGAATATCGGGTAGCACATTTTTTGCAGCTACACCAAAGCCCAACAATGTTTGGCCACTCTTGAATACTTCGGGGCCAAGAATGGTATCCTGTTGCAATTGGTTTAGGTTGTTTACCAACTTGCCGCCTTGCTTGTTTCCTGCAAGTACCTGGTAACTTTTTTCTGTTGCTCCAAAATCCATGCTGGCCTTTGCAGCAGAGCCACCAAATGCCAATGCACCTGCTGCAATGGCTGCTGGTGCAAAACGCCTTAACATGCCACCCATCATGCTGCCCTTGCCACTATTGTCATTAGCTGCATGCCCTTGTAGTTCCCTGTTCAAATTTACCATGGCACGCCGATAGGTATCAATTCTTTTAGGGTCGGTGGCCTCTTGCATTTTTTGTTTAACGCTATCCAGCCTCCTTTGCAATTCGCTGTAGCTATTGCTTAATTTGTTATTGCTACTAGCCAAGGTGCTGGTGTTGGCAATGGTTTTATTAACCGCACTTTGAATTTGGCCAAAAGCATCTTTGCCAGCCTTGGCTACCTTAGCCAAACCGCTAGACATCATGTCCTTCATCTTCAAATAAAATTCAAGTACGTTACCCATTTTTACCAAGCATTACATTTAGTTGTTCTATCATGGTTTGTTCGGCTTCCATTTGCCTTATTCGTGAAATGTGAGCAACCTTTAGTGCAAGCTCATTATCGGTCATTTGCGAAGCATCTCGACCGGTATAGTATTCAACTACAGTTTCAAAAAAACCGAACACATCATGTTCGGCTTTTTTGGATGCTTCGCTTACCTTTTTAGGAAAGCCACTTTTTTATTTTCCATGATTTTGTTAAACTTCATGGCTGCTGGTATGAAGTAATCATCATCTTCAATAATCTCCATATCGCTTAGCTGCTTACCATCGTGTGCCTCAATAGTACATTCACGCATACAAGCTTCTAAGAATAGGTACAAGCCTTCATCTTCAATTTTAGTACTTGCCAGGCTAAGTATATGCCTGTCTATAGGTTTCATGATGAGCATTTTTTCAATGCTTTCATCATCATTAATTATGGGCATGTACCACAAGCCTTTGCTGGCATTGCTCAATTGCTTAAGTGCATCCTCACTGCCTATTCGTTCAATTGCAATAGCTTCGCATCTAGCTTTCAGTTCAGCATCTTGCTTTTCACGTTCCGCATTTTTTAACTGCTTTAAAGTTTTTTTGTTGGCGTCAGTAACTATCATGTTTTGTGTATTGGTTGGTTATAAAAAAATTATCGAATAGTAGTCTTCATGCTAAGTGCTGGCAAGTCTACAGGCGTAAACTTGCCATTTGTTTCCATAGCAGCCTTAAGGCTTGTAAATGCAATGCCAGATGCTGTAATGGTTCTTGCCGTGTCTGTAATTCTTTTTTTAAACTGGCAGGTAAGCGTAACAGCTTCATGAGGCACTTCAAGTATATCTTCATACCCTGCTGCTAAAGCTGCATCGTTCAACATATCCACCTCATACTTTAAGAGTGTTATGCTCATAGGGTAAGACTTATCACCAGTTTGTATGTCAATTGGTTCATCTCCAGAAGCACGCAAATATTCTTTGTCTATATTCTTTTCAAAAGAGTAGCCACGAATGCCTACCAATGTTCTTCCGAGTATTTTTACTGTAACATGTTTCCATGCACATTCTTTTGTTGAAAATCCCATATAAAAAATGTTGTGATTTGAAAAAATTAAATGCTGCTAGCCAAGCCTATTTCGGTTTCGATAAACGTATTATAGCCTACTGGCAATACACGCATCTTAACCTTGGTTCTGCCGGTTTCAATAATGTTAACGGTTCTGTCCACTAATGGCACAAATTGGGTTAATCTGTCGCCTAAAGTTGAATTTACACGTAGCGTAACAATGTCTTCCAAGTGCTTCGCATCAATTTCTTTTATTGTTCCATCTTCATTTGTATCTACCTCCCCTTCAAGTTCATTGATAAAAGTGTCACTCACCACCTTTGCCACAGCATCAATTACAGCACCATGTACCAATATTTTAAAATCATCCTTACTAGCCATGTTGTCTATTCCAAAATAATAGCCAGCTTTATTAGGGTAGGTAACAAATGATATATAGCCTAAACCGTGCAACTCATCTGTGTTAAAATATCTTTCAGGTTTTGCAGTAACCCCGTTGGCGAATGCTGTTTTTGAAACAGCCATTGTAGCTGTACCTGTAAGGCTATAAATTGAAACATACAAAGTGCTTCCGTTGTCTAAATCTCCCCTGCCTGCTGGCAGTGTAATAGTAACTACAGCAGCAGCACTACTAGCAGTATAGCCATGTGTTGATGTATTGCTGTTAATGGCAGCAGCATAAGCAGTGGCTACGGCTGTTACGCTTGAATCACCAATGATTTTCTTGTAGGTGCCTAGATAAATCCACCCATCACTTCTTTGATGCCATATATCTATATAGTCATCATCTGTGCCTTTATTGCTTACAGTAATAGTTGCTGTAGCTCTTGTTTCAGGCACTGCTGGTATAATTAAGCTATTATCGCCTAACTCCTTCGTGCCAACATATATCTTCACAGCACTTAATGGGCCATTGGCCACTTTACCAATTTTAATATGGCAAGCGTATTTAACCTTTCTGCCAAGTGCCAAACCTATAGATGAAGATTTGCCAGGCTCAGTGTCACCCAAAACAACACCTGCATAGCCATTGCTTAAAGTATTTGGTGCTAGAATGGTAGTACTGCTTTCGTCAGCAATCCTACCTTCAATCAAAACCCTTGTGAACAATAGATTATTGTTCAATCCTTGCACAAAGGTTTTAGCAGCAGTTATTGCATTCCTTACGTCAGCATCTATGAAGTTTGCACCAGCATCGTAGCCGTTTGGTGGCATTCTAAACACGCCTAAGTAAGCAATTTCGCCCTTAGCAAATTTAATTAGCTTATTAGCATAGGCTATACTGGTAACATCTAACATTTGCGTCATGGTAACAGTATTGGCTACCAATAGCCAGTAACTTTTTTGGCTAGCTGCAAGTTCTGTGTAGAACTCCTTCATGTGCCTGTAAGCAGTAGGCTCAGTAGCTGCTGTAATGCCTTTTGCTTCAGCTTCTTGCAGGTTATTAACAACAATAACTCTGTTAAGGTTTCCAGCCTGATAACCAGTACCAATAAAGCCTGCAAAGCCATCTATATTTGCCAAAGGGCCTTGAATATTACCATTGCTGAATGCTATCGATACTTTGGGAGTGCTACTACTCATATTATTTTATTAAAAAAGTATGCTACTGTGTTTATGTTATTTAATTAAGCTTGTGCTAGTGCGTCTTAAGCAGTTGGTATAGTCAATGCGTTTAGTTCTTCTTGTAAAGTGGCTAACTCGCTTTCTAATTGAGCAACTAGCAATTTGGCTTTCATATTGTCTTCGTCTATTTCATCATTACTTTTGAGCTTTGCTAACTGCTTTTCCTTTGATTTGATGTCTTTTGTAATGTGCTTTATTTTTACTGCTTTTTCAGCATCTGTAGGCAAAACCACTTCTTCTTTTTGTGCACTAAATGCAGGATTATCGTGTATTGTAATTGCTTTATTAGCGTGCCTTTCTACCCAACGGTTTGCTTCGCTTTCGTTAGGGTGCAAAACACCATCTGCCGTTTCAAAGCATTCAACTAGTGCTGGATAGGCTAAGAAAAAATCTTTTACTGATTGAGCGTTCATAAGAATGATTAGTATGTAATAAAAATTATTAATCAACTTTTAGTTTAAAAAGCCACATAGTTAGTACTAGGTATCAGCTTTTTCGCATTGTACATTTCAAGCAATTCATTTACGCTTTTGCCAAATGTTTTTTGGAAGTGTGGCGTATCAGTAAACTTCCAATCGCCACCCCATTCCCAGCCATGTTGCTTAAAAATGGCTACTACTTCTTGCCAATCGCTTTTGCCATCCGCATCAAAATCTTTTTTTTCATCCCAACTGGCTGTTTCATAAGTACCATTACCGTCTGCATCAACCAGCAAAACAATATCTATTGCTAAACCATAGTTGTGAAAGCTTTTGCCAGCAGAGGCTTGCGTTACTTTAGGGCGTTGTGCAAACAAGGCTGCCTGTTCTGCAAAAGTTCTAAACGTGGCGGAAAAACGGCAAATAGCCCTTCCGCTTAACGCTGCACATATTTCAGCATAAATGGCTTTAACCTCTTCTCTCACTTTTGGGTGAAGCTGGTTAATTCTATCAAGCGTAACCTTGTCCATTACACATTATTTTTGATGAGTGCTAAAATTGGTTTTCTGAAAGTCCAAATGGTAAGGCCTAAAGCATAAGCTAACAGCCACCAAACCCATTTTGGAATCTTCCATTTTATTACATCAACAGGCACAAAAATTTCTTTACTAACGCTTATGCTATTCAGGCTGTACATGTTCTTTTCAAGCCATGCAATTCTTTGCATTAGGCTATCATTATGGCAATCAACATCCAGTACACCTTTCTTAATTTTTACAGTTGTTCTTAGTGTTCCTGTGCTGTCAATAGCTTCCCTTTCATAATCAACTTCAGGGCAAGGAATAGTATCGTGAATATGAATAGTTTTAGCAGGTGTGCTAATAACAGTATCCTTATACTTATACTCAATGGTAGTGCTGGTGCTGTCCTTGGTAACAGTCGTTGTTCCTAGTACAATCTTATGGCTACAGCTTGTAAAGGCGATAGCAAAAAGGAGTATGGTTATAAATATTTTCATTACAGTTGGTTTGTTTTGTTTCCACCTTGGCTACGCATGTAAGCCCAACCAATCACAGCTCCAAAACCCATATCCATGAACTTATCTTGCTGTGACTTATCATTGGTAGTAAGGGCAATAAAGCTGCTAACGCCAACCACCACCAAGGCTATCACATTGGCAATTGCTACTTTGTTGAATCTTTCCCACATGGCTAATTATTTTTTGTTTCTTTATAAATCCTGATGCCATTGTAGATGATGGTGGTTATGCCAGCAACCCAGGCTATATAAACGGTTACTTCATTTTTGTTTACCATGCCTATCCATCCAAAATAAATGGTACAGGTATAACCAAGAATGCTTTTTACATCAACCCACATGCGTTTTACTTTTAAGAAGTTGGCTGCTTGCACAGCCAACTATTTTAACCCACCTGCACCAGCTTTATAGCAATTTCTTCACTATTGTACTTTACAATTATTTAAGCAGCACCAACCTTACGGGGTTGGCACCGCTTTTCTTACAGGAGTTTTTTAATTTGGTTAGGCTGCCTTACGCTCCAATGGCTTCTACCACTGCGTGCACACCAGCACTTTTTCTTATCCTACCACCAAGGCGTATATAAGCACTAAACACATCGCCGTAGTACAATGGATTGCCGTTATCTTCAAACACTTTAATTTCTCCCACAGCTCGTTCTACGCAACTATCCACATAAAATAAGCTTGCCGCACTATCGCCTGTACCAGCAGCAAAGGCATCTGCCTGTGTATCTTGTGGCACCCATACACCGCTTACTTTGCGGTATCTCAAAACACTGCTTCTCATCAATATCTCAATGCCCATAAAGCGGCCTACCACACCTCTTGATGCATCGGCAAAACTGTTGAAGTTTGTTTTTTCACCTTCGCTAAAGCTTTCGAATAATTGGTGGTAGTGATTTGCTGTAAGCAATGCTGTGCAGCGTTGCATATTCAAATTAGCATTGGCTAATTTTTTTGCAATCAACTTAAAACTATCTTTTGTAAATACTTTTCTTGTACCTGTAGCTGTGCCATCAATTAAATCTGCGGCACTATCAGCACCAGTTGTTTCAATTACATTGGCTGCCGCTGGTGCCCACCTAATCAACAAGCCATCCATTGCATCTTGTATTAATTGTTGCTCATCTTCGCCTACAACACTTTGACGTTTATCGTAGCTCAATTCATACTTTTCAATATCTTGAATTTGACGAGGCAATGCATAGTAAGTGTCTAATGCATAGGTAAGCTCACTATCAGTTCTGTTAACTGCGGTTTGCGGAAAGCTGGTTAAATTTTTCTTGGTTTGTGTTGGCGATCCTGCAACTGGTATATGTACTACTTTACCATCTAAAACAAAGCTGTCGCCGTTAACAGCCCTAGAAGCAAATGCATTGTCTTTAAATAAGTTTTTAACAATATCATTTTGCCATATCTCTTTTTGCAATGCCATAAACGCCACACCATTGGGCATTTTAATAAATGATGCAAAAACAATTGCACCAAACAGAACTGCACAGCCACTAGCACTTAAGGAAAAGGCACTAGCTGTTAGAATGCTGAAAAGTGCCATAAATAATAACGAGGTAATTGCCTTAATAATTTTCATAAATTAATTTTAATGTTTTAGTTTTTTTGCTGGTGGCTGTTGGCTATTTTTTTATCAAATAATTTATTGTTTCCAATCTTTACCAAACCTCTCTTTGTACTTAGCTTTAAGGCCTTCCAAATCCAGTGCTTTCAATTCTTCTAGGCTGCCTTCTTTATCCAGCTCATCCCAAGTTTTAGCCATTAAATCGGCAAGCCTATCGTTGCTAGCAGCATTTTCCAAGCTCTTCACAATCCCTGCATAAACAGGCATTGCATCAACTAAAGCTTTTAATCCAGTGGAATTTCCAGCGTAATCATCCTTTAATTGATTGCCAACTTGTACAGTGAATTTCTTTTCATCAACACCTTTAGCTATCAGTTCTTCAACAGCTTTGTTTTCAATACTTTCTTTTAATGTGCTTAAAGCATCTTCCGCAGTTTTCTTTTCTATTTTTGCGGCGGCCAAATCTTGCAACAATTGTGGCACTTTAGCAGCTTCTGCCAACAGGTTATTAAACGCAGCATCAACAGCAGCAGCATCAGCAGTTTCCGCTTTCAAATTCAGTTTGCCGATTTGCTCGGCTGTCAAAAAGATTTGTTTCATTGAAGAAAAATTTTGTTTAGAAAAATCAGAAAGATTGATTTCATTATCATCTTTATCGTAAAGCTTCAGGCTATTAAAGTTGCCTGGTATATCAACTAATGAACACTCACGATTGAACCATTTCGTAACAGTTGGCCCAGTTTGATTTGGCATTTTCAACGCAGGATCATCACTTGTTTCCAAAACCACAAAGTGGCCAAGTGAAGCGGCATTCAAAAAACCGTTTTCAATCTCATCAACAGTTTGTTGGCCTCTAGCATTAGAAAGATTAATCACAGGTTTCGCCCATACAGCATCTCCTTTTATTTCAAAATCTTCCCACCTCACCACTACACCATTATCTCTTAGGTGCATGTTGTAACCTATAGGATTCTTCTTATACTCATCAATCAAGTAACCAGCAGTAAGCAATCGAAAACCATAACAGTTAACGGAATCATCAGTTAGCTTGTAGGGCTTATCAATCTTTTTAAACTTCTCTGCCATTTATGCTTTCGTTGTGTTGAGGATGTAAAATTGCAATCCTCCAAAAGCCTTTCCAAACAAGGGTTTTAGCACACTTCAACCATTGCGGCACACTACTGCACTTATTGCGGTATGATACTTTTTGCTTTTGCCAAAGAGGGGTTGTTAAACTCAACTTTGTTGAGTTATGGCAGATGTAAAACTTAGCATAAGTGACAAGCAGTACCTGGCTAAAATCCTTTTTACGAAGGAAAAGCTAGACCAAAAAATTATTGCAAAAAAGGTAGGCGTAAGCGAGCCTACTATCAGCAAATGGGTGAATGAATTTAATTGGAAAAGCTTGCGTAACCGCTTACTGGTTGGCAAAGAAGAAATATTAAATGGCTTGTATGAAGAAATGCAAGAAATGCAGGAATTTATTAAAGCCAAAAAAACTGGAGAACGGTTTAGTGATAGCAAAATGGCCGATGCTAAATTAAAAATTACTGCATCAATCAGAAATTTAGAAACAGACCTTGCCATTGCGGATTTAGTTGAAAGTGGTATAAGATTTATAAAGTTTTTACAGCAAGCAGGTACGATTGAAGATGTAGTTAAATTTTCTGATTACTGGAACGGATTTCTACAACAAAGCATGAAGAGCTTATGAGTAAGGTAAAATTAGTATTGGCTAACAAAAGCAATAAGCAAGCTATGGACGAATGGGAAGATTTCCTTTTATCCATTAGCAACAGCACTACTATTGACCTAAGCGAAACCCCTGAAGAAAAAGCAAAGCGTATCAAACGCCTTGAAAAAAAAGGCAATGAAGAAGAATGGATTGCATATTATTTTCCAAAATTTTGTTTTGCAAAACCAGCGAAATTTCAAATAGAAAGTTCAAAAAAAGTTTTCTATACAGCAAGGCTTTATCAACGCAGAGCCTGGGCAAGAGGCTTAAGCAAAAGCACTCGTAGAATGATGGAGTTGTTTTATAAAAAGTTTGCATTAAAAAAACGTATCAATGCCCTTTTAATAAGCAAAAACGAAGCCAATGCCATAAGATTACTTGCCCCTTATCGTGCCAATTTTGAAGCCAACCAACGCCTAATAAACGATTACGGAAAACAGGTTGGCAGCAAGTGGGCTGAGGAAGAATTTGTGACCCGTGACAAAACTTCTTTTCGTGCAGTAGGCATGGGGCAAAACCCTCGTGGTGCAAGGTTGGATGAAATGCGTATTACCGATTTAATCTTTGACGATGCTGATGATGATGAAGTAAGCCGTAACCCTGAAAGGCTTAACCAAAACTGGGAGTGGGTTGAAAAATCAGCACTACCAACAGTTGATATTAGTGCAGATTATTTAATCGCTTTTGATAACAACATAATTGCCGAAGATAGCTTGGCTGTAAGAGCAGCAGCTTATGCAAATGATGTTGAAACCATTAATATTCGTGATGAGTTTGGCCATTCTGTTTGGCCTGAAAAAAATAGCGAAGCAGATATTGATGACATGGAAAGCAAAATGAGCTACGAAAGCTTTCAGGGCGAATATTTCAATAATCCAATTGTACAGGGCAAAACATTCAAGGAAATTACTTACACAAAATGCCCACCATTAAAAGATTTGCCTTTTGCAATTGTTTATGCCGACCCAAGCCCAAGCAATAGAGATAAACCTACTGCAAAAAGTAAGGCACAAAATAGTTGTAAAGCTGTGGCTGTATTGGGCTACGTTAATAATACTTTTTATTTATACAAGTGTTGGGTAGATAATACTACCAACAACAACTTTATAGACTGGCTGTATGCCGCTAAGAACTATGTAGGCAATGCAACCCAGCTTTACACTTATATTGAAAACAACACCCTGCAAAATCCTTTTTACGAGCAGGTTTTAATGCCTTTAATTTTTAGCAAGGGCAAAGAATATGGCGATACATTAATGGTAAGCCCAGACGATACACCCAAACCCGAAAAATGGTTTAGAATTGAAGGTACTCTTGAGCCATTAGTAAGGCTTTCGCTGCTTCAATTTAACGAAGCAGAAATAGAAAACCCACACATGAAAAGAATGGAAGCACAATTTAAAGGTGCAAGCCCCAACAGTAAATTGTTAGATGGGCCAGATGCTGTGCAAGGCGGTGTAAAGATTATTCAAAATAAACTAGCTGTGGCCGCTGCTGGTGGCATACAAATTATTCGCAGGCCAATAAACCGAAAAAGATATTAACGATGCCTTTCTTAACAAAAGCAGATTTAACACCACCGTTATACCAAGAAATAATTGATGCCATTACTCGTGGTGATGATACTATAGTTGCAACTGCTATAAAAAATGGCATTGCAGAAATGACTATTTATTTGAATAGACACGATACATTGGCCATGTTTGGCTCAAATAGCGTTGAGCCTACCTATACAGACGATTATTTAAAATCTTTAGCAAAAGACATTGTGGCTTGGCAATTACTTAAAATGGGTAACCCAAGCATTAACCTTGAATTGTACCGCACCGCCTACAGTGATGCAATCAAAGTATTCAAGCAGGTAATGAAAGGTGAGGTTGACCCTAAATGGCCATTGAAACAAAATGACCCCGAAAACCTTTTTGATGTATCAGGCCACATTGCCTCTTTTTCTAACACTAAACGCAGAAACCACTATTAATCATGGCAGAAAATTCAATGATAAAAAAAGAAAAAGCACCAGATAATGTTGAATTAATTGTGCAAGAAATACGCATGATTAGTGTGGATAGAACCATGAAGGATATTAAAGACTTCATGAATGCATTAAAAAGTGCCGAAAGTATTTATTATCCAAATAGAACAAGGCTTTACGATTTATACGAGCATGTAAAGCTAGATGGCCATTTATCTGGCATCATTGGTAAACGCATAGATAGCGTATTGAACAAATCAATGCGTTATGTAAAAGATGGCAAGCAGGTAGATGGCATGGAAGCATTGTTAAACACAGGTGCTTTTCGTGAAATGAAAAGAACCATTTTGCAAACCATTTTTCATGGCGTCAGTGGCATGGAGTTTATACCAGGTGCGGAGCTGGAATTTGAAGAAATTCCACGCAAACACATAAAGCCCGAAATTGGTGTAATTGCTATTGAGCAAAACAGCTACGAAGGCAAGCCTTATAAAGACATTAGCAATGTTTGGGTAATTGGCAAAAAAAGAGATTATGGCCTATTGCTGCAATGCAGTGTATATGCTCTTTACAAAAAAAATGGCTTTGGCGATTATGCTCAATATTTAGAAATTTTCGGCCAGCCAATACGTGTTTTTAAGTACGATGCCAACGACATTAAAACCAAAACACAATTAGCTGAAACAGCCAACCAAGCTGGCAGCAGCTTGGCATTGGTAATACCTAAACAGGCCGAATTTGAAATAATGGATGGTAAAGCCAGCAATGCCAATGGCGATTTACAAAGGCAGTTTATTGATGCCTGTAATCAAGAAATGGATATTGCTGTATTGGCCAATACCGAAACTACCAGCAATAGCAACGGTGGCAGCAATGCCAAAGCTAAGGAGCATGGCAAGCAGCAAAATGAAGTTATAAAAAGTGATATGGCTTATCTGCTTAGCCACATGAACACGCCAAAATGCTTGGCCATATTAAAATCTTATGGCTGGCCAGTAGTGGAAGGTGGCATGTTTGAATTTGAAAAAGAAATTGATTTGGCTTCTTTATCACAAAAAGCCATTATTGACACTACTGTTGTAAATGCTGTTGGCCTACCTGTAGCTGATGATTACTGGTACACAACTTATGGAATTGAAAAGCCTGAAAATTATGAACAGCTAAAGGCAGAAAAAAAAGTTGTTAAAGAAGCCATACAGCAGCAGCCACGTGCTGGCAAGGATGAACCACCAAAGCCAAACAAACCAGCCAACAAGCCTGATAAGAATAAGCCTGATAACCTCTCCAGTTGGGATTGGATAAAAGCAAGGCTTGCTGATTTTTTCGACCTAGCCCACGAAGATTAAATAATTATCTAAGTGGGCTGCCTGGGCTTAAACATGATGAGATTGTTTTACAATTAAATGCACTGCATGATGCACATGGATGCTGTCACCCTGAGCCTGTCGAAGGGTTAGACAGCAACCATGTGCATCTGCCTAACCTTGCAGACACCCTTTTAGGGGATGCGGGTGATGCTTTTGCCCAGATGCTTGCAAACATGGTGGAAGATGTATGGAGAGAAAAAGGCATACCCAATGGCACTATTAATAAGCAGGTAACCAACGAATTTGCAAAACGTCTGTTTAAAGGTGTAGAAAAAGGCTATGGCAAAACCCTCGCTTCACTTGATTACAATACACCTGATGAAATAATGCTAAGGGCATTGCAGCAAAATGTGTGGCATTTTTCAGCAGCAAAAAACTACACACAATTAAAAGCGTTAAGCCAAGCATTGGTAGATGCTGATGGCAAACTTAGAAGCTACAAGGATTTTAAAACAGAAGCCTTTAAAATCAATGACCAACACACCAACCAGTGGTTAAAAGCAGAATATGAATTAGCTGTTACCAGTGGTAGAGCCATAAGCTTATACATGGAGTTTGGCGATAATGATTTATTGGAGTTTGATGCTGTATTGGATGGACGTACAACAGACTTATGCAAGAGCTTGAATGGCACTGTGCTGCCCAAGAACCACCCTTTTTGGGCAAAGTATTGGATACCTAACCACTATGGAGAACGGAGCACCATCAAGTCTGCAAGGGGCAAAAAACAAACACCTGCACACCAAATACCAACTGCTGATATACCAAAGATGTTTGAGACAAATTTGGCTCTTAATGGTATGGTTTTTCCGCCAACGCATCCTTATTATAAGGATATGCCAAAAGAGGTTATGAGTTTTGGCGAAACCTCTTTTACCAAGATGGAGCACAGAAGGTTTAAAGATGGCAATGTTTACAAAAATGGTTTAACCAATAACCCTGCAAAAAAGAATGACATAAGGCACTTTGATGAAGTGCTATTGAAAGAAAAAACAGCCGATGCTCTAGCACATCATTTCAAAACTGATGTGTACCTGAACCCTGAATTTTCAAACCCTCAAACAGATATGCGTTACAGCAGCTTCTTTGCTGGTGCAAAACCATTTAAACAGCCAGATTTCTTTTTCAACAACCAGCAATGGGAAATGGAAAGCTATGATGGCAGGTTTAAATACAATAAGGTTTCAAAAATGCTAAGAAACGGTGCAAGCCAGTCGGAAAATATTATCATCAAGCTGAAACATAGGGTAGATATTGCCAACATCAAAAGCAGGGCCCTTGCTTCAATATTAAAAAGTACAAAGCGTTTGAAACAGGTGAAGAGCTTAATAATTGTAGATGTAGATAATGTGGTTCATGTATTAAAATAAAAAACCCCAACATCGCTGTCAGGGGGTGCAAGGCTCGTAAGCCCTACAGCACAAATATACAATAATGGAAGATTACAACATAAAATCATTGGAACAGCTTACAGAAGCTTTTAAAGCTATCGCTGCAAAGCTGCCAGGCATAGCTGGTGATGAGGTTGTAAACTTCACTTTGGAGAACTTTAAACGCCAAGGTTTTTTAGGTGCAAGCTTCCAGCCTTGGAGGCCAAGAAAGAACCCCACCAAGTGGGGAAAAACACCACCAAGAAACAACAGAGCCATCTTGGTAGATACTGCCAAAATGCGTAGGGCTACCCGTGTTAGTGAAGCCACATGGAATTTGGTTAAGGTTACCAATAATGATGTAAAAGCGAAGGTTCACAATGAGGGCTTCCGTGGCCTTGTTCACCAAGTGGTTGATAGCTATGAAAGAAAGCAAACATTGGCAGGCAGCTTTGGTGTAGGTGGCATTAAGGCCATTACAGGTAGCCACATGAGCATAAAAAGCAGGAAAGACTTGAAACCAAAGAAAGTGCAAACAGAAGTATTTGTAACAGGCCATAATCGTAAGATTAAACAAAACATACCAGCAAGGCCATTCCTTGCCAACAGCCCTTATTTGGAAAATATGATTAGCAGAAAATTGGCTGCTGAAATTATGAAAGCATTTAAACAGTAACCTGTCACACTGAGCCTGTCGAAGCGAACAACAAAATAAATACCATGAGCAATTTATCAGAAGAAATGGATAGCCCATTTAGCCAGCTTTACCTTAGCCTTCAGCTAAGAATTAAGGAAGCAGTACCTGAAATAAAATATGTGGCTTACGATATTGGCCAGTTGGATTTTTACGAAACAAGGCCAGCAGTTGATTGGCCATGTGTGCTGATAAAATTTCCATCATCAGTTTTCACAAACCAAGGTGATTTGGTGCAATGGCTTGATGCTGGCATACTATTCAGGATTGGTTTCACTCCATTCAGCACACCCAACAGTCTGGCACCAGATATACCCATGAAGCAAGCCTTGGGTTTCTTTGAAATTGAAAACAAGGTTTACAAGGCTTTACATGGCTGGTCACCCACCATTACCATTGAAGATGAAGAAGTGGAAATAGCACAACCATTAATGCGAATGGATGCTGTTACTGAAGATAGGAATGACCCCTTTATTGTTCGTGCAATGATGATGGCCACTGGTGGTGAAGATGCTTCTGCACAGGCTGAACATAATACTAAGAAGGTAGGCCTTGAACTAGAATAGTTTTGGGCTCCCACATAATGTGGGGGTACTGCCTACGAAGTTCCTGAAGGGATGGCTTTTGGTTCTTAATCTCGTTAAGAATATAAAAGTAGTTTTCAATTATTTCAGGAATGGTTACAGGGCTGAGGTAATTTTCTTCGGCAATTTTTTCTACAATCCAGCTGTAGGATAATTTTTTGTTGAAGAAAGTGCAATAGAAATAATACCTGCTTAAAAGGAATTTGTTGCGTTTTTCATTAAGGCTGCTGTTACGGCCTTTTTTAGTATTGGCAGAGGTAAGTACAGGCTCATTGAAGATATTGCCAAATAAAGTATTTGTACCCCTATAATTCATGTACACAAATGTACATACTAACTTGTTTAGTAGTGCATAACAAAAAACGCCGTGCAAAATTTGCACGGCGTTTTTGAATTTGCGTTAGGTATCAATAATTATATTCTAACATTTTTTCGGCTTTACGCTTAAAGGTTTCCTTGCCAAATTCTGATAATTTGAAAACATGCTGCACATTGGCCCATTGTTCAAGTTCTTTATTTTCTCCAAACTTCCCCCCTAAAATATCGCTGTAGCCATAATATGAATAATAGTCCCTTACCCCTTCTTTAGCTACATAGTAGGTTTGCTGATAAACACTTGGTTCACCATCTTTGGCCAAAAAATTTGAAAGAACAGAAACTGCATAATATTTTTTAGCAGCAGTATCTGTTTTTGCAATAACAGATAAATAAATAGTTTGCACTTTGTCCACCTGATTTATATTTTGCTCCATGCTTTCCTTTACTACAGTTGCTACCTTTTCCCATTTTGTTTTTTCCTTGTTACAGGAAGTAAGTGATGTAAGCAGAATGATAATGGCTACTATTTTTTTCATGGTTTCTTTTTGAATTTTTTGACAATGAATTTTACAGGCTTTAATATGGTAAGCTTAAAAAGAAAGACAATTATTTCATGCCTTTGGTTTTTTGAATGGTAGGCCATCACTTACATTTTACTGGTTACATCCTTGTACATTTCTTCAAATTGCCAAACTAACTTAGGCAATTCATTGTATTTGTAAGAGTACAATTTTTTCTTCAAATAAGAAAACTCCAACATCCACCTATCTACCGTGGCCACATCGGCAACTATTGTATTTTGTTTGTTGCGTTTTGTCCAGCCAAGTAAGTGTGCATAGTGCAATATTTTATTTCTCATTTTATCACCCTTCTTGGCATCAGCATCATTATCTTGTAAATGCCTTATCATGGCAATAGCTTCATTATAGGTTAAATCCTTGCTGCTGGTTTTACCAGTGGTACTAAAGCCAGCTACCATAACTGCTTTTGTTTCTTTATCAATGTTCATTTTGCTGCACAAAGCACCAATGCACTTTATTTGGTTGGGTGTAATTGTTTTCATAATGATTTCCAATTATTTAGCCACTGTTCTTTTTTCAAGAATTTCTCAGGTAACATGATGTAGCGTTTTTCTAAGTTTAGACGTTCACAGTATTGCCTGTATTCAATAGCCGCCAAGTAAGCCAAGTATTGTTCCGCCTTTGTCATTCTATACCAGTAAGCTATAGCTAAGTGTGTGTTGCGGAGGTTAGGGTATTCACGTTTAAAATCTTCAAAAGTTACTTCAAAATCTACTTCCTTATACTTCACCTCTTCAACCCCGCCAAACACATGCTCTATACCTTCCACGGTTGCTGGCATACGGCTACAAAAAGCTTTTCGCCAATCTCTATTAATACCTATAGCGTTGCAAAAGTTTATTTTCCAAATTAAATCAGTATTGTCATAAATAGCCTCAACAAAACCTTTATATCTTGGTGAGGTAAATAGGAATCGTCTCATATTAAAATGGTAGTTTTTTTGTGCCTAATTCTTTAAGCAGGTTTTCCATAAACACTTCACTTACCTGCTTCACATCCTCGTTGTAAAGCCTTCGTAAGCCTATTGTTATAAGAGCATTTTGGCTAATGTCGTGAGCATCTATCCACTCCTTTAAATAGCTGGGTATTTCCGCTGTAATTTTTGACTTCTTGTTTTCCATTTCGCAGGTATTATACAGGCAATATGATGGTAGTTTGTGACGTATATTTAATTGTTGCAAGCAATACTATCTTTCATTTGATTGTATCTTTAGACCAATTTTGTAGTCTAACAAATCGTCAAATGTTATGGGTAGTGGTTTACAATTTTTATCAAATCTTCAAGGTTTGGCGGCATCCTTCCACCCTCTAAGTCGTTAATTCTTTTAATTGGCATTTGAAGTTTATTTGACAATTCTTCGCCTGATAGCTCTTCACTTGCTCTAAGCATTTTTAAATTGTAGCGAAATATCTTATTGACTATTTTTATTTCTTCTTCAATGGTTATTTCGGTAGTTCCAAATCCTGTATCTGCACTCATTTTGTATATATTTTTCTGTTTGAAAATCTCTAATTAATAGCCCGTACTGCTTGCAACATTGGGTTTGCAGCCATTGGGGCTTGACCAGCTACATTTCAGCAGCATCTAAAGCCAACCTACATCAAGTTATTCAGCAGGCGAACAAAGCCATCCCAACGGCTTCAAGCCCTATTCGTTGTATGCCATTACTACCAGCCTTCAAGTTGAAGCTGACTTGACTTTTTACTTTCGACATTTCTAAGGCAGTTGAGAATGTGTAAACCTAATTCAGAATTAACAGCATTTCTATCTTCTTGCCTTTTATCGTGGGCGTCTTTGCCAGTACCAACATATTTTTTCATCATAGTTCCTATTTCGTTTTTTGGCATTTCGATATTTGAAATTTTAAAGTTTGACCAAATCAAGTGCCTACCAATTTTTTTATATTCAGGCAAAAAAGGCTCATAATACGGTATCACATTTTCAACACACCAATAACTTTTACAAAACTGTTTCAAGTAAATAATTTCTTGCCATAGTTTCATATCAGGATAAGAACGAACTTTTGAAATACTTTGAGTAAAATAGTTTGTTCTGCTATGTTTTGGGCAAGGTGGCGAAGTCCAAATAAAACCGAAATTCTCAAAGTTGTTTATTAAATATTCGTGTGCATCAGCTACAATTACTGTATCAGTTGGAAACTTGCTTTTATATTCATAAGCAATCTTTTCATTATACTCAACAGCAGTTACTTCGACATTTTCCCAAAGCTCACGATTGCCACCAACACCAGCGTACAAGTTAAGTACCCGTAACGGCATACAACATTGGTTTTGCTGCAATAGCGGCTTGACGTTGTAAGCATCGGCTTTTAGTTCTATGTTGTGCTTTAGTTCCAACTTGACGTTAATAATTTAGCTTTTGAATATTCCTTTTACATTTGTTTTTCAATCGGCATTTGTTCCAGCGGACGTAATTCTATTGCCGCTACTGCAAGCAAGCCTTTTTCGTTGTAGGAAAGCATTTGCCACACCCTGCTATTGCAAGGTGGACAAACGAGTAATAATAAATTGAGGGGAAAATTATTTTAGTGGAGTAAATGTGATTTCAATTTCACATTTTAAAGCAGCAGAAATTCTTATCAAAGTGTTTATTTCAAAATTCGCTTTACCAGCTTCTATATCTGAAATAGTTGGCATTCTTAGCCCTGCTTCATCTGCTAATTGTTGCTGTGTCATTTGCCTAAATTTTCGCAGTTGCTTAATCATTTTGCCATAGGCTTCTAAGTGGTCGCTATTCATATTATTTATGGTTTAAAAATGAACCCTTTTTCTTTGCAAATTTGCTTGTATTCTTTTTTTGTAATTTCTTGGCTTAAATACCTTTCTCTTAATTTTAAAGGGCTTTCCATTACTTTAATTTCAACAATAGCAACATCAATAGTTTCAAAAGCTCTTTTACCAGTAAGAGGATGGTCGCTTACTCTTATTTCTTTACCTTCTTCAGAGGTAAAATAAAATGAAGCCCCATTTGTATATGAAGCAGATACAAAAGAAAAGTTTTTATAGCCCAAGGAAATTAAACGTTGTTCAGCTATTTCCCTTGTGTATTTAAAATTTGGTTGGTAAAAGTTTGAATTAAAATTTAACATTGTTATTTGCTTTTGTTACACAAATTTACGCTAAAACGTAAATACCAACCAAATTTATTTTACGTTTTAGCGTAAAGGTTATCCACATTTTAAATCCCCCTCAATTTCAAAGAACTAATCAAACACCCTAATTGCCTTCCTACATCAACGGTATTGCAGCAATAAGGGCTGACGAATAAAGCCCAGCAATTACACAGCCAAGCAGCAGTGCTAAATATTCCCTTACTGCTTCAATGCCCACCGTTCATCTACAAAAGCTTCCATAAAAGAATTTTCTTCATCGTAGGCTCTTTTTATAAAGTCAAAAAAACTTTCATTGACACCTTGCTCATAAGTAACTTCATCCATATTAATGCTTCTAATTTACCACAAACCACTATCCTTATAAAGTGGTCTGTTTTTAGGTAAGTTTTCAAGCATTGTTGCTAACTCACACTCAAATTCTTTTCCTGTACACATATATTTATATTTTTAGTTTGACAAAATTTAACTAATCAACCGCCTTCGCCCAACAAAAGTGTTTAAAAAGTGGGGGCTGATTTCACTCCTGAGGAGCTACACATCACGAGCCACAACTCACCTTTAAATGGCTTTAGTAAGACTACTTCCCCCACTTCTTAAACACCGAAAGGCAAGGCTGAAAATCTTTTTCATTTAAACAATGCTCAAATGGTCTATATTATGCCAACGATAGGTACAACTAACAAAGCCTATTGATTCAACTCTCACACTTTTAGCATCGTTAGATAATGTAGCTACGTAGCCATACATTTTAATGCCAAACACATTTTTAAAAAAGCAATAATCTCCAACTTTTACATTCTTTCGCCACTTTCTATTTTTATTCCACTTATAGATTTGAATTGTTGTCAAAACGGGTGAAGCAATAATGTAGTAAACGATATAGAACATTATATCAATTAAGCTGATGATAAATTTGAATAGTCTCATTGATAAATAAGTTATGGAAATAATAATGGTTGATTATCCTGTACTTTTTCTTTAGACTTCACCATGCCAGCATTTACATACTGCTGCAAAATGGCATCTACTTTAGCCTCAGCATTTTTACTAATGCCAAGCCTATACTTGTTTGGCTGATGGAAGTAATCTTTCTGTGCTTGCCGCATATCGTAAACAGCTTGCATGGTTTGTTGTTGTTCGTTCATGGCTTATTATTTAAAAACTATCTTCATCCTTATTCGTTACTGTAATCATATAGACGAGGCATCCAAACAATACAATTATTTGTGCCACTATTGGAGCAAATACCCAAATCCAGCTAACATAAATAAAGCTAAATGCTTTTAGCAAAGCCAACACTACAGTGGTAAGCATTGGCAAGTATTGGTTTAAAAAGTATCTCATGCTACTTCAGATTTTAATTGTTCAACTTGCTCTTGTATTTTTTCTTCCTCCGTTTGCTTAGGCAGCACATGAAGGGTGGTTTTGGGTTCTGCTGCTGGTAGCTCTTTAGATTCTTTGGGCTTCTTCTCTCGTTTCGGTTTTTCTAGTTGAGCCTTTTGCCAAAACATTTTACCCCATTTAGCTTTTGCTCCTTCCTCCCAAATAACAAAGGGCCTGTTGCCTCCAAATCGGCTTTTAGGAAAAACTATCAACTTGTCAACGTATAGCTTTATTTGGGCATAGTACTCAATGGCTCTTGCATGACTTCCCTGTGGCTTATCTCCTTCACTCCAGGCAATGGCTATCATTATCTTTCGTTTACGGCCAAAAACATATTTCTGTTTTAATTTTGCCCATTGCTGTTGGGTAAGGCCACTGGCTGGTATGCTGTCTATTACCCAAATTTTGGCACTTTGCTTTTTGCCCATTTTTTTATCTAGCTCCTCATAAGTCATGTGATCAGTTATTTGCACCATGTTGCCCACTTCTTCCAGCATGTTGTGCCTTTTAATCCATGTATCCTGTACAGTTTTGCTATGCCCCTCTTCGTAGCTCACGTACTCGCACTTACAGTTCATTGCTTTTATTAAAGCTTTTAGGAGCATCACGGTAAAGTTGCTCTTGCCGTTTCCAGATGCACCATAAATAATTGCATCCCAAGCATCATCTATTTCACCTATACTAGCTACAAAATCTTCAGGAAGTCCACTTACTAGGCTATACACCTTTTTGTGTAGCTGCTGTAATCCTATTGTTTTGGGCATGTTAGTATCTAAAATTTGTCCAGTGAATAATTTTACCACTCCATTCTTGGTTCTTCTTCGGGAAAAACCACTCTACGAAATGCTTTCGAGTAAGCCCATCATTTTTTATTAAATCCTGAATTTCATGAGGCATCAAAGACCTGTCATCAACTAATATCTTTAATACTTCGTCAGCATGGTATGTCATAGAGCAATGTTGAATTCCTGTACAGGTTTCTAACCTTTCTAAGCCCTTGTTAAACTGCTCATATTGCTTACTTCTTACACCTGTGGCCATTTGTATGCTTCTGCCTTTACGCCATCTGCCTTTAGGGTCTTCCCTTAGGGAATGAATTTTTGTGCCATCAATTATCTGTTCTTCAAGATAGGTTAGCTCTCCATCAGGAAAGTGTGTTTTGAATCCTAGTATCATTTTTTTGCTGTTTTTAGCCTGTAATGCCCATTACACGGGCTTTTTAGGCATTTTAGAATATGGAATTATGGTACAAAACCCCCCTAGATTCTCTTACTAATTAGCCAGCATTTGGGGTGTTTCTGAGGGCTTTTTTACATGAAAAATGGCTTCTTGGCATGTCCAGCACTCATTGTTTCTTACCTCGCTGGCACTTAGATCAGCATCGCAGTGTGGGCAGTGCGTGTAGGTTTGGTGCTGAATAACAGCCTTTCTTTCGCCAGTACCTGTGGTGCAGGTATGAGGTGCTTGATGGGTGGTTGTGCCAAGCTTTTCTAGTTCACAAGCTGGGCAGTTGTTAATTGTTTGCATGGTTGTGGTTTTTGTAATTAGGTGGAATTGGGAAGTAGTTTTTCGGTCACTTCCCTTCACCATCATCTTTGTGCTTACTAATCCTTTGTGGAGAGAGTAGGACTCGAACCTACCCCTGTTGGCCATGTTGTGCACCAGTTACACCATCTCCCCAATTTTAGCCCACCTGTAGAAACAGGTGAGGCTACCCTTAAACCCAGCTATCCAAATGAAAAAATTATGCTGCCAATTCTTCTTTTTTAAGTTCCACATAAAACTTCTCCTCCTGGTCTATACTCACAAATGCTTCTTCCTTCAACTGGTTTAATACAGCTTCATTCTTTTCTGATAAAATAGCCTCCTTATTTATCTCTTCGCTAGTACGAATAAACTTGCTGAAAACCATGTTTTTTTTCATTAACGCTAATACGGCATCCCAAGTAAACTTCTTATCCTTGGTAACCTTTGGTGTGCCAGTTCTAAAGCCAATAATTGTGTGCAGTAGCTCTTGGCTTTTCTTTTTTCCCCAATTATTTTTCTGCTCACTCGCAAACACCTGTAATACTTCCAGTGGCTCTGCAAGGCTTTGTTGTAGCTCAGTTACTTCATCAGCATACTTTGCTTTCACCTTGTTTATTTCATCATTCATTTTTGCTTCAATCTTTTCTAGCTTGTTTTGCTGCGTTGCATACAGTTCACTTGCTTCCTGTGCATTTTCAAGTGATACATTACTAATTGTAGGTTTAGTAAACCTTTTTGTTGCTGTTGCCATAATGGTCTTTATTTATTTATTGATTAAATGGTTACGCTCTTCTTTTTACCAACCACAATAGCATTCTTAAGAAAATACACCAGCTTACTATTATGGCTATTAATATGGTTAGCAATTGTACTAAAGCTTCATCTTGTGATTCAGGCAGTGAAATGTGGTTCATAATTAAGTTGTTTAGTTTATGAATAGTGTTTGTGCACTTCTTCAGCTATTCGTTTCATCATGTTACCAAGCTGCGTTGTGCGGTCAGTGAAATAATCGTTTCCAAGAATTCTTAATGCAAAAGCTTGTGCTGGTTGAAATGAAATTCTGTAGCTTATCTGCACCTTATCTAGCTTCATATAAATCCTATGTCTTACTTCTTCAAGTGTGGCAAACAATAGCTTATCATCATCATCATTAGGCTTTGTTTGTATCAGTATCTGTATGCTGTTAAACAAAGCTTCCAGCAGCTCTCTTTTAACATTAATGGCAAAGGGTTTTTTATGCTTCATAGTTGTCTATTGATAATTTTAATTCTTAAAAAGATTTTGTTCACCTTTTTGCAAATGCGTTCATCTCTCACTTCTAGCTTGGCTTTCACATTTTTAATATGAACACTAATACTGCTTCTATCTACACATAAGTCTTTAGCTATATCACTGCTGGATAATTTCAATAGATCATCACACAAATAGCTATACACTTGCCTTGCCTCTGTTATATCTGTTTTTTTATTTTTGGTAGTTAGATCAAACCACTCTACATCAAAAGCTTCACAAACCAATTCTTGCAATAGGGCTTTATCTACATGCCTTTGCTGAAAATCAGAAACTTCAATGTGCATTGTTAATCTAACGCTTGTGTTAGCTATTTTACTAAGCTTTGCTTCAGCTTCCTTTATTATATCTGAAAGCATTGGTTGCACTTCTTTATTAACTTGCACAGTTATCATCTTACTTGCGTTTTACTATTTTACCAATAATGGCATGATAACTTTCGCCCAATAAAACACCTTCAGGATAAATTTCATGGGCTAAATGGTCAGCATTATGTATATGAGCATAGATGTCAATACAATTATCAACAGGCAACTGCCATAGGTTAGATACTAAATTGTTTTCATCACGAATAATCCAGTGTTGTACCCACCAATTCCACAGCTTTTTATTTGCGGCTAGTTCCTTGGTAAAAACTTCATCATTTGTCATAACTAATAAGTATCTAAGAAAACAAGCTTCCTGAAAGGCTATAAACTGTTCTGCATTCCACTTAAGAAGTTCACATACATGCTCCTGAAGGATTAGGCGTTTATACTGTAGATTTTCACATACAGTAAAGCTTAAACTATTCAGCATGTCATTTACCCAAATGGTGTTATTTGTCTGTTGCATATTGGTTGGGTTTACTTTAGTTTAAAATACTTTTTTGCATCCTTGGCAGTTGGCCTACCATTAAAATCTTCTATCAGGGGAAATAGGAAATCCGTTAGTTCACCGTAGTTTTCACAATGCTTGTAGCAAAGGCTTTGCAACGCTTCATCCTTAATGTTCAAAGCAGTGAAGAATTTAGGGAACTCTTTACCCCTGTCAATAGGTGCTAATGTTATAGTTCCCATTTTTAGCCTACGCCATAGCTGTGGAATGGCCACACGGTTCTTTTGCCTTTTGTTCAGAATCTTGTCCATTATTTGGTCTGTACCAATAAGGCAAATGGCACATATTTTTACAAGGGCATCGTACAGTGTTTTAATACTTTGCAACATGCTTACTGGCAGGTTTTCACCTTCATCTATAATAATAATGGGCTTTTTGCCATCTGCTTTAAGCAGCTTTATCTTGGCCACTATGGCCATCAGCTTTTGCTGCTTGCTTCTTTTACTGCTGGTAACGCTTACAGTTTCGCCAAGGGCTTCTAGCAAATCATCTACAACATCATCCCATGTATAAGTGCTGCTAACGGTTAGCATGTACACATCGTGTGAAGCTTTGGCATACTTGTTCCTGATGGCCTTGCTCAAAAAGGTTTTTCCAAAACCAGTATTGCCTATTATCATTCCAGCACGGCACTTGGCTTTCAAATCTTCAATATGTGCCAGTGTTTCGACCATCTGTTCTGTTTCAATTAAAATGTTTGTGTTCATGGTTGTACTATTAAGGGTGTTTATTGGTAATCGGCGTGGTTTATTTTGCTTCGTTGATAATCCAAATATTCTTGGCGTTCTTCATCCTGTTGGGCTGGCTGTTCATGATAAGCCTGTTCTGCTGCTGCTGTTAGTTCCTTTGGTTGGTAGCCATTTAGCATAATAGCTTTTGGGTCAATACCTGCACCATGCAATGGGGTGTTGGCTGCACTGTTCAGTTTCTTTGCCAGTTCCTTTTTTTCACTCAACACCATGTTTAAAGCTGCCCTACTGCCTGGCTGGTGGTAGGCTACTGCTGCTGTATGGTAATGTGTATGCTTGGCCATGAACTGCACTTCTTTAAAGTCAGTTATCAGTACTTCATTCATATCGAAAGGGTCATACACTACAAATACTTCAGCCCTATCTACCAAGTGTACTTGGTTGTTGTAATCAGGCAAATCATAGCTGTACTTAATACCATCAATTACTGGCTCAATGCCACGGTTAGTAATGGTGATGCTTCTACCTTGTGGCTGGTGAACAAAACCAAACCTGTACAGCATCTGCATGTGGCTTATGGGCCTTTTAATATGTGCAGGTGTTTCTTTCCACCGTTGCAAAAAGGTATCCTGCTTGCTTGGTGCATTCATATTGTTTTTGGTAAAGGCTGGCATGTTACGCATCAGCCATGTAAACTGTTCCACCTGTGTATCACTCTCACTGCCTATGCTTGGCCTTTGTTTTTGGTACAGTTGTATGGCTTCTACGTTCACGCCACGGTTTGCAGCAGTAACGTTGTTACCATTATAGTTAAGCAGGTTATGTGCTGGTAATTTTTCACACCGTTTTGCATGGGCCGAGCCAAAGAATGGTTCTATATAGCCACGATGCTTGTTACCAATGCCTGGTTCAATAAACTTTCCAATCTGCTTAAAGAAAGGGTGGGCAATTTTTCTTTGCCAATGGTCAGCTTTTACTTCATAAGGCAAATGCCAGTCACCCGTTAAGTCCTTTATATAATGCATGGCATCTAACCAAGCCAGCTTTACCATGTCAAACACTGGTGCCGATGCTACCCTGTAACTTTTACCCAAAAGCAAGCCTGTTGCACTATCAATCACCAGGTAGGAAACATACCTATTGAATGGGTTGCCATCTTGCCCTTTGAAATAGTAGTTAATGTTGTAATCATCACTTTCTACCAAGGCCAATGGGTGCATGGTGCTGGCTGGCAACCTTTTCACCTGCTTAATATACTTATCGTTGGTATGGCTCCAACCGTGCCTTGTAGGTGCTATTTTTTCAGCCCATTCAATTCGCTTTGCAGTTGTTGTGCTTACTGAGATATTCTTGTATCCTTTAGATTTCGCCCATGCATTGTATAAGATTGTAACAAAAACATCATCATAATCATTTGGGTGCTTCAGTAATTCAAATAATTGGTATTCACATTCACCAGCTTCTACTTTTATCGCATTTTGCTTGCCAGTATTTCCATGCACAAGAGCTTCGTACTTGTTTTCTTTATACCTCTTTAGCATGCTATCTTTTTTGTAGATAAGCCTTTCAAAAGAGGTAGGCAGCTCTACCTTTTCAATTTTAATAAGCTCAACCACATTGCTATTAAATACATCTAGCGTAAGCTTAAGGCTGTTTTTAATAAACTTTTTGTCATCATACATTTTCAAAAGCATATTCAGCCAGCTAGCAGCAGTTGCCTTCTTTCGGGCAATATCATAATCAAAGCCATTATCTAAAAAGAACTTTTCAGCCTCCAAATCATACACTACAAGTTCTTTAATAGGCTTCTTGGCCATGTACTCATGAACATCACCATACACTTTAGTAATGGCTTCTTTATATTTATCCCCTAAGCCATCAAAAGGAAAAAGTAACCTGCCTTTTTCTTTGATATTTGGAAGAGTAGAGTAGCCTTTACTTATATACCCATATAAATTTTTCTCCTCAAAGCCACAGGCGAGCAGGTCAGGCATTTCTATGTGCAGTCTGTCATTTATATACTTCATAAAAACACTTATAGCTGGTTAAAGGGTATTAGATTCTTAACTGCTGCTAGCAGTTTATTATCGGTATCATTATCTGCATCTACTATCGCATGGTACACAAATTCTACGTCGTCATTTTCCCTGTCGGTAGCCAGTACCTTGTAAACCAAGTCTTCAGAAACCCCAACAATTCTTGCGGTTCTTTTTACCCTGCTGGCTCTAATTGCATCCCTGCTGCCAACTTTTTCCATACTTTTAGCATCTTGTTTTTTGTCCGTCATAAGAATACACAAAGTTATTCGGAAAAAATCCGAATAAACAAATTTTTTTTCGGAAATTTTCAAAATAACTGTTTTATGCTTAGCTCTAACTTGAAATTGTTGCGTGAAAAATGTGGATTGAATCAAGATGAAATGCAGGCTGCTATTGAATTAGAGGGGAAAACTAGGTGGTCTGATTATGAGCGAGGCAAATCAAAGCCGCCGATAGACGTACTGTTAAAAATTTCGGACTTTTTCCAAATTGATGTTCGGAAACTGTATGAATCAGATTTGTCAAAGGCAAGGTTTGAAGGGAAAAATCTAGTTGACGAATTTGAACAAAAAGGCAAGGTTCAAGGCAGGGTTCAAGGCAAGGTTTCCTCATATTTTGAGACAAAATCCCCTGTGATTTCAATACTTGGAGAGCCTGAAAACAACTATGGTAATAAGCTAATTCCAATAACAGATATACGTGTAGCCGCTGGTAGTGGCATCTATGCCCCTGAATCCGTTGAAAACGTTGATTTTATTGGGCTTCCACAGCATTTACTGCGTAAACCAGGCACATACCTCTGTGTTCGCATAAAAGGGGAGAGTATGGCTCCCACTTTACAAGATGGTGGCTATATGGTTATTAGGCAATTGGATCATTCAGAATGGGCATCAGCGAGTAAAAAACAGGAGCGTATTTATGTGGTAACTGATGCAGAAAACAAAGGATACTTAAAGAGGCTGAAAAATAGACTGGATAAGGGTTTCATAGTTTGTATGAGTGATAATCCTGATAAAGCGAGTCACCCCAACTTTAACCTTATGCTTGAAGATATAACAGGTATTTGGGAAGCTGAATGGTATATATCAGCAAGAATGCCCAATATTCATGATGTTTACTATACTAAAGTGCAGAAATTAGAAGATAATATGGAAGACCTTAAAGCAAACGTTGCTAGATTGATGAAAACCCTGCCATCAAGTTAA